GACATTCTGCCACATGAATAATCCCAACCCAACTCGGTCAAGTTATCCACAATGAATGAAAGTGAAACTTTTTTCATAATGTTTGTTTAATTGATATACTAATGATAATCGGGATAAATTAAAAAGCAACCACCCCATGTGCCACTATCTCAACTGGCACACTCTTTTGGATAGGTGCGATCATACCAACTACATTATAGAATGCTATGATTATTAATTGTATCATTTGAGACTTACTTCTTTTTTCCACTCTTGTCTAGCATTGAAGTTAGCATAAGAGAATTGTTGACGTTTTACAAGTTTGAATGTACCATATTGATTAGACATTACATAACCCTCATGCTCATAGGGCATATTCTCAAATAAACATTGAACATTCTCTGTAGTAGTGATGCCTTCCATGAGTAATTCTTTTATCTCAATTATCATATTGTATAAGTGAAATAAGTTTCTGGAATATCCAGTATCACTTGCCAACTTATCAGCGTCAAGTGTTTGCCCTGATCTGATATAACTATTGATATTTATTTTTAATTGTGGAATATCATCACTCTCTGGAAACTTGACAAATGGTATTACAGTTTTAGCAAGTGTGATAAGTAAGTTCAATCTGAAATGTCTTTTAGATATTGATGCACTTGTATCAATAAAATGTACACCATAACTTTTAGACTCTCTGTAGTGAAACTCAGCATCTAACTCTTGTATGGTAGCACCAATATATTGTGTATGAGTGGCAACAACAATATCGTCAATTACATCATCAAATTTATATGTAATTGTGTTTGGTGTATGGGTATCTGAACCACCATAACCAATAAAGTCGCCCTGATAAATGCCATCATTATGTGGCAATCTGTCAAGACATATATGTAGAATCGAAGCGACTCTAGGTGTATGTCCATGATTAGATTCAATATCAGTATGAGTATAGTTTATCTTGATTCTTCTCTTATTGAATACTGATTTAGTTCCTACAAAGAATTTGCCATTCTCAGGGTTAGTTCCATACACGATAGCAGGGGCGCCATCATACTTGACGGATACCTGACTCTGTTTAGTATCTAAAAACCTGATAGCATCAAGTGCTCCCTGCTTACCAGTAAGCACATGATCTTCAATGTGTTCCAAGTGTTTGTTCTTCATAGAACCATTATAACATAAAAAGTCAGGGAGCGGGGCGAACTGATCTGAGTTTCACTCATGGCGCCCAAATTTACCTGCTGGGAATCGCTTACACCTGTACCCCTACTGATAACTCCGAGTTGCTTATGGGATCGGCAGTTAATGTTCGGGCAGCAGAACCGCATATCCCTGACATTTATATAATGACATACTCTGGCAATAAAGCAACGAGCAAGTGTGCCAGTTTGTCAAATGTCACACTCTGGATTCAAATACTTTCGATCTCTCTTTATCTTAGTTGTAGAGGCATCAATTAAATCCTCTAGTTCTTCAATAGAACTGGCAACGCTATCCTTTTCTTCTGAATAATAGAATAGTGCTTCGCTCAATAGGTTATATTGCCTATCTGTTAAAGTTACGTTAATCTTATACATTATCTCAATGGGATATTAAAAGACATAATTGTCCTCTGTTTGTCTGATGACGATACAGGCGATTCATGTAATAATAATGATGGGAAAGCAATTATATCTCCCTCTGATACAGGAGGCGTTGCTTTACTTATTGTACCGTAATAGGGATTAGGAAATGGCGAGTAGAATGTAGTAGGGATATGTTCCTTTTCATCAAACTCAACATATAACACACATGATATATTCATCATGCCATGATTATGTGAACCATGATATTGTCCTCTAACATATCTCTGTGACCATAATTGCCAAGTATCTAAACTTTGAACTGGGCACTCTCCACCATAACGCTCACTCAATCCCTCTGTAAATGTATTTACTAAATTATCCAAATCTTCCGACAAAATCTTAACAAAACTGTCAAAATATGGCGGTCTTGTTTGATGTTTGTAGTAGTCGGTTTGGCACTCTACTATGTCCTTGCTATCCAGTTCAATTAATTTTAATAACTCTGGTTTCTTTTCTTGCCAATTAGTTACTTTGAACTTATTAATACCGATAGCAAACAATAGTAAACTTTCAGCACTCATTTCTTTTTCTTAAATGGATTCCAATTTCTTCTAGGTTTCATGCCCTTATCTCTTTTCAATTCAGATTTTAATTTTTTCAAATATTTTAGATGATTAGGGTAAACTATGTTCATCAATTCTTTTTTAGTCTGGCGCTCTTCCTTAGTCATCTTTATCGTAAAATTTCAGATCGGTGCCTGGAAATGGTTGATCTAACCACGAAGTTAAATCATCAAGAAACAAGTCACAATCCTCGCCCTCCTCGCCTTCAAATGTCATTTCTTGACATAAAGACTCAGCATCTTCTAGTCTCATTTCATCAATTAATTTCTCTATTCTTTTAGCATAATGTTCTTCCATTTTTGCTAAACATTGATTACGGATTTTATCCATTTTGTTTGATTCCATTGTACTATCTAGTTACTTTTTTCTGTTAATGATTGATTCCTGTGCCTCTCCTTTGATAAAGATAGTGTCAACAACATTCTGTAATCTCTTTTCTGTAGAGATACCTACATTGTTATACACTGGCACGAACATCTTGCCAAATGGTTTCTTGAAACCTTTTGTCTGTGGTTTTAGTTCTCCTGATCTTAGTTTAGCAGCATCACTCTTGTCAAGTCTGATAACTCTACCAATAGTCTGTGCCATAGTAATTAGATCAAGGTTTCTCATAAGAATGGCAGCAGTTAATCCTGATACATTCATACCCTCTGATAGTATAGAGTGATGAAACAATAGAAACTTCTTAGTGTCATCACTGCCCCACTTGTTCATTAAGTTAAAGAATGTTTCTCTGTTTACTTTCTTACCATTGATGATAGCACCATACTTTGATGTAATCCACATTACATTGTATTTCATAGTATGGCATATTGCCTGAAAGTCTGTCTTTGTGATAAGGTTACGAATGTTTGCTGTTGACTTGGCAGTGACCAACACTTTGTCCATGTGTTTCTCATTCTTGAGAGCATCAAGGATAACTTTCTTATCAATTTCTTCCTGATCTGAAAAATGTCCAACTGGATATTTTACTGCCTTGACTTTTGGCGGTATAATATAACCTTTAGCAATCAAATCAGGAGCAGGCACTTGAGCAATCACTTTACCAAATGTTTTGCCATTCATACCCATGTCTGGAATATTACTGTTCTTAGGTGTAGCAGTAAAAAAGTACTTACGATTGGCATACTTTGAGAAATGTTTGACAGCGGGTAAGAAATTACTCTGTACAGCATTGTGTGACTCATCAAAATAAATTGTGTCCACCTCAATATCCTGTGCTTCCTCTATTCTGTGAAGTGAATGATATGTTGTAAATATCAATATATTCTTTACAGTATTGTGATACCACTTCTCCATAGTTTTTGGTTTAGTAGTCTTGAAATGGTGTGTGTCTCCGCTATGTACATGAAGCACCTCTGTATTGTCAATATGCTCAAGGAACTCTGAACATAATTGATTTGCCAATAGTATTCTAGGAGCAACAACAACTATGGTCTGAGGCACAGGCATACTGAAACGCCACTTAGCATCTTGAATCATACACATTGTCTTACCACCACCAGTAGGCACAAGTATCTTGCCTTTTGGTTCTGTTGTCATCAACTGTATAATGTCTTTTTGATGATCTCTCAATTCCATAGTGTTTGTGTCAATAACCATAGTATAATAAAAAATGCCCCTTGATTCAAGGAGCATTGTGACAGTTTTAGAACTGTGCTAGTAGTTTCTGTGTCTCAGGGTCGAATACTTCCTCGACTCCCTCTATTGAATGAATCCAATCATCATTTGATTCAGCGATCTCATAGAGATCAATCATTTCATCTTCCATAAAAAAATTGTGTGTTCAAATCTAGTATTACATATTGTGGGTAGTTTGGCAACTATCCAACTGGAGGCGCTCCAGCACCGCCATATTGAGCAGGCATAGCGTCCATATCAAATTTCTTTGATGCTTCCTTGAGTTCAAGTTGACCTTTTAATTGATTGACTTGAATAACAAGTGCCTTAATGTCATCTTGTTGTTTGAATAGTGCCGCTTGAACCATTGCCTCTAGATTAGTTAACCTTTCATCAAGATTGCCAATGGTTTTCATTGCTAATTGTAATTGTTTCTTAGTTCTATCTACTTGGTTTAACTTAACCTTAGTTAGTGTCTCTGTATCAGAAGTAAGTGAATCGTAAACCATAATTAATTCTTTTTAGTTATTTAGTACGTCAGGCATTATCTCAGGTAGAGATAACCACCCGCCCAATCACATATATTAAAGAGTTTTGCTCTGTCAAGATCATCACTC